TAGTTACAGTTTCCAATGCTCCGATATCTACTCCTACTTCGTAGTTAACAGATCCAGATCCAGCAGCAGCAACAGTAGCGGCAGCTTCAGCACCTAATACTTGGTTGATAGAGTAACCGAATTGTCCAGCGCCGTAAAGACCACCAGCAACATCAGTATTTACTCCCATTTTGCTAGCACCGTCAGTTACGTTACCGTACATGTTGTCTCCGTCAGTTCTACCGTTAGTAGTAGTTCCGTACTTAAAGTCTAGATAAAATACTAGTCCTGAAGGTAGTGACATTGGTTGTACACTTACAAAGTCTTGCGCTACGATTTGAGCGAAAACTTTTCTTACAAGTGGTAAAGCTACACCAGCCCACTGCTCACCTGCTCCAGCTGTAAAGCCTGCAGATGTACCAGAAGCGCCTGTGTTGTTTGCTTCAGCTACGATTTGTTTTGCTTGGTTTTCCAAGATCATTGCCATATTGTTTTTGGCTTTTTCGTCTTGAATTCCTTCTAACAAACCAGAACCATTCCACTTATCAGCCAATCTAGCAGCGTCTGCTTGAAGGCTTTTAAAGCTATTTGAGCTTTCTAATAGTTGATTGATTTCCATGATAATTTAAAATATTATTTAATAATTCCAGCTAATTTTTGCATTCTAAGAACAGCGCTAGATACTTC